GGATGTGATCGGCTGCCCGCACTTGACAAGTCTCATGCCGTGTCCAGCCAGTCTCCGTCCTTGTTGCCTTGCGTCTCACGAGATTCGTGATTCGCATGAGTCTCAGCGATCTATATTATATTGAGACCGCAACGGGGGAAACCGCACCTTGCGTGTGTCGTATATCGACCTCTCAAATTTGTGTCATTTTTTTAGACGATCCATCTGTTTATGGTAGTCATCTATAGCTGAGTCTATGTTAGCTTTGATAGTATAGTCAAGATAGAGCTGTTCTAGCCAGACTAAGAAGCCTAATATAAGAAAATTAAGGTGTGGTAGTGGTGTTTTGACCTCTTTATACACCTGTTTAAACTGACCTGTATGTAAATGCTTCATTTTTTCTTGAATAAAGACTCTAAATACTGCTTTTTAAGTTGTAAACGCTGCTCTTGAAGGCTTAAAAGAGGCCATTTATTAATCTTTAGGGCGACTTTTATCTTCCTCCATCGAGCTAGCAAGGCCCTTTCAAGGGCTGCAAATAGCTTCATGTTGGTTAGTTGGAGTAGGTTTATGAGAAATATCCACTCATAGGATATTAGGTACAGGAGAGGAGTCCACCCTTCTCTTCCCCTGTATAAGTGCGTGATCGACCTAACGCCAGTTATAGTGGTCGTTGTAGTCGTCTAGACCCATACATTCACGCCTTTGGTCTAAATCATAGCCCATTACGAGGTGATTTGCACTCGCTTGAGGGTTATCTAGGAACTCTGCAAGCGTATATTCCCATTCTTCTACCTTTCTAAGCCTGATTTGGTCTTGTGCAGAGATAGATAGGGCATCTGTAAAGTATTTTACGCCTTGAGCGAGACAATCCAGTCTATCATCGTGTTTGACAGCCCTTTTCTCTCGACACATACGACTCATTTGATAAAATAGCATATAGAGGAGCCGCTCTTCAGCTGGACTGTCTTTGTTGGACGCATAATCCCAGTCAATAACACCCCTGTCAATAATAAGACGATGCTGATTAAGCACAGGTTCAAGCGAGTCAATAATTCTGTCTTCTTTCCGAACATTTGCACGTACCTCTTCAATATTGATGTGTTGTTTTGTGTTGATAAGATGTTTTTTAAATAATTCACCTACGATGCCATCTCCAAAGTTTGTCTCAATAACCAAGCTTGTAACTCCATAGTCTCTGCATTTGGAGAGGATGTCGAGCAAGGTACTATCCGAGTACCCGTCTCTGTAGGCTGACATCTCATGCAGATAGATGAGTCCATTTCGTTGAGAAAGGAAGGCGGCAGCCGTTTCATCCGTTCCACGACCGCTTGGGTCAACACTGCAAATCGTTTCATCATAGCTGCTCCACTCTCCCACGAGTTGCATTGGAGAGTAAAAGTAATCACCCGGGAGGCCGACTGTTGGGGCATCTCGTATGACTTTACTAGGATCGCTGCACCATATGATGTTTTCGGGAGCAGTGTTAGGGTTAACAGAAGTGACGATAAGATCAGCCATCTTAAGGGGGAATTTTTGTGCATCTGATAAGGTTGTGTCTAGTTGAAACTGAAGCATAAAGTTGCTACGACCCATAGACGCTTCTCTTTCTATCAGGTCTTCATCTGTAAATCTATCGTCTGTAGGAGCCCACTCATCAACACCCTGTTCGATGTCTTCAAGTATATCCTGTGCTAGGACTTCTCCGTACTTGTTGAGTTTGTCTGCTCTTGGGTATCTTGCTGGCCAAACCATGGGACGATAGTTGCGCTCTGCCAGCCTACGATAAATAGTAAAAGTAGTCTGAGGAGTCCCGAGATACATAATACGGCTATCGTTCTTCGGGGTAAGGATCGACTCCGCTTCAGTACATAGTTGTAGTAGTTTTTCACGCATGAACTCCGTAAGTGAGTTACCGGGTACTTCAACGTCATCAAGAATCATCAGGTCTGCACGAGATCCTGTCAGCTGTCCGGTGATACCAACTGACTTGACTGATGGTGCTTGGTGTGGGCTACAGTTAACATCAAAGCTTATTCTTGACCATCTACTGTCGTCCGACTTAGGTTGGAGGTGGCTTAACCAAGGTGTGTCTATGATGAGTTTCTGTAGAAAGATAGACATGTTGTCTGCACGTTCTTTTGATGCAGAGATTATCATGACCTTTCTTTCTGGGTCGTTAAATAGTGTCCATAATACGAACGCACCAGTAATCCACGACTTACCTACACCACGAAACGCCTGCACTTGCAAACGCTTCGGGCCGTTTTGTAGGTAGTCCGCAATTGCGTACTGTGCCCTCGTAGGACTCGGCAAGCCCAGCTCCGCCCACAATGCCTGTAGGAAGAGCTTGAAGTCTTGCTGTAGTAAAACTAGGGAATTTTTTTCGGTATTCATTATAAGTTTTCAAATATATAGTTACCAACTATTTTAGTTGCTAATTCATAAGTTAATTCACCTGTTTGACCGTTAGGTAATGTAATAGTATAAGATCTAAATGTACCATCAGGTAGTTCAAATAAATTTCTTAAAATATTTTGTGCCGCTACTACTGCATCATTTTTGTTACTAACACGAGAAAATCCTACTGTTCTATCACGATCAACCATTTCTCTAAGATCTCTTTCAAAATCTTCAATATCTTGATTTCGAGCAAGCCTTTCTTGTCTTAATCTGTTTTGAGTTGCAATAAAGTCTTGTTCAGTCTGTCTATCTAGATATTTCATATATTCGTTTCCACCACCTTCTCTTTTGATGCCCTCTATCATGTCATTTATAATATCAACTTGATAGACTCTATCGCCATCTAGGTATCCATCGTTATCCAGACGAGTCATAGTTCTGACTACATCTTTCATAGTAAACTTATTCTTAGGATCAAATGTCATTTCGTAAACTTTTTGTGCTTGGTTAGTCAAGTCAAAGTTACGACGCATTTTTCTAGTATAAGCATCTGCTACTTCTAATCTTCTTGCTTGATTGTCGTAAATACTATCTAGTACATCTTGTGTAAAGAATTTACTACCATCTTCAGCAAACTCATCTCTTACGTGTTGATGTGATATACTATGAGGTGTTTTTAAAGGTCTTTCTTTATTAGCTAAAGGTGCTGTTTCGTCTTGAACAGAACGTTTGCCTGCTCCAATAAGTTTTCTTAAGTTAGCTTCTGAGTCACCAGCTTTTATGTGACGTTTAAGTAAAAATGCTGTAAGTTGCCACCACTCATCACTATCGTATACTAATCCATGATACAAAGGTAATGATGCTTTTAATGGAAGTAAATGGTGTAATTGAAGTTCAGAAGCTGGTATACCCAAAGCATCTAACATTGGTTTATACTGTTTTCTAAACGCAGGCATTACACGTTTTGATACTTTATTATAATCAACTTTTGTAATTGGTGGTGTTACAAATAAACTTATTAAAGCACGTTCTTGGTTAGCTGTAAATCTTTTAAATCCAGTTTTTTTATCTCTTTTAGTAGCAGCCTTAAAAATATTATAATCAAATCTATTACCTACCATACCAAATTTTAGTAAGGTTGATCGTATCTCATTCACTTCTTGTTGGGATGGCCTATATGTTTTCCACTGTGAAATTGTTTTAAAAACTTCAGCATCACTTAGATATGTACCAAACTCATCACCATCTATAGGATCTATTACTTTAGTTGGCGACATCGCAAGAACAGGCATAGCTTCATCTTGTAATCTTTGATAATAGTCATTTGCTATGTTTGATGCACCTCTTGCTATACGTTGTAAGCTTGCACTTGCTGTACCACCTACAGCACCAGCTAGTGCAGCTTCATTAAATGTAAGTGGTCTTTTTTCATCAATACCTACACGTATTTGTTCAGACCCTACTCCAGTCAAGCCGCCAGCTATGCCAGCTCGTTTAATTGTATTAGCTTTACCAAATATCTTGGAGCCTTTTTTACCTAGTTTTGCAGTTGTGCCCGGTATTACACCAGCAGCACCAGAGGCAAGTATCTCACCAAGAGAAAAACTTGTGTCTCCTCTCATACGTTGTGCAATCGCATTAGCCACTGCACCAGATGCAAAGTTAGCTAGACCATAAAGAGCAATACCTTTTGGCCCTAGTAACGGATTGAGTAGAAAAGATGTTGCTTTATCTGTAGCTACACCAGCTGCAACTTCAAAACCTAGTCCACCAGCTGTACCAGCAATGTTAGGATCATCACCTTCTTCTTCAGCTTTCTTTCTTTTAGCTCTTTTTTCTAAAAACTTTTCTTCTCTACGTGGATCTTTGGGGTTTTGTAGTTCTTTATAAGCCTGATTTAGTTGTTCATCTGTAGCATCACCTCTTTCTTGACGTGCTTTCTCTCGCCGTTCAGCCTCCTCTTGCATCTCTCTGATCTCTTCTTCGTTCATCTTATATGTGATAGAATAGTTTGTTCACGTTCAGTTACACCAAACGTTTCTCTCATCCAGTCCAGCCAGTCTTTACTACCTTTTTCCTGATTGCATCTTCGACAAGAAGGTACGACATTCGCCGTTTCATCTTTACCCCCTTTGCATTTTGGGCGTACATGGTCGATAGTGAGTTGTTGTAATTCATAAGTTCCTCCACAATAAACGCATTGACAATTAAAGTGCTCTTTGATAGCCCTTCTCCAGAGCTTTTTAGATTCTGAACTCGTCATGGTTATTAAGTTGTGTAAATAGTAATCAGGTGTTGGTAGTAATGGGGTCATTTTTTGCGACTTTTACGGTTAATTGATGGCTTTTGTGTTCTGCCCTTGGTTGTGCTACCCTTATAATGTGCGGCATCGAGGCCGTCACGGTTGCCATATGTACCAAGTTTCTTATTAAGTTTGTTCGCATTGACTCTAATTGCTAAACCTTTTGGTGTTTTGTTGTATTTAGCCTGCTGCTTGCGACGCTTGGCCGCAGCTTTAGGATTCTTCTTGTAATAGCTAGAAGTTTTTGCCATAGACTTTTCTCTTAACTAAAGATGGATCTACAGTTGGTATAATCTTGTTGAGTTTGTCCAAGGGACTACCCTCGTAAGCGACACCTGTGATGTCATTGGTTTTGAGCCAATCACAA